ATAAAGGTTATTGGAATAGCGCAAGGTTATTCAATAAAGTCTTAAATGAAGAGAGCATTCAACTAAGCAAATTAAACAAAGAGAGGAAAATTTATGAGAAAAACAATTTTAACAGTAGCACTGTGCATGGCAGCAATATTCGCATCAGCACAGAATTTTATGGTAGTCACAACTTACACTGCAGCAGAAGAAGGCGCAGAGTGGGAAATGTCTAGCTTAACCGACAACATGGGTATTGGTTACAAGGTAAACGATACTTGGACAGTTGGTTTAATCACAGCTGGAGAGGATTCATTAGGTGACAAAAATTACGACCTTTTTGGTCGTTATAACTGGAATACAGATGTATATATTTCAGTACAAGCACCAACTGAAGAAATGATGGACAACTTAACAATAGGATTAGGTTATTCATTCGTAGTATGGAAAGGGTTAGCAGTAGAACCTAACTACACAATGGGTCTTAAAGAAGACGCAAACGGAGATAGAGAGGGTACGTTCAACTTAGGGTTGGCTTACCGTTTCTAGTAATTAAATAATTAACCGAGATGCTCTCTCAACTTAGTATTAACAATTAAAAAACGGAGAAACAACATGGAAAATGTAATTAAATACGTAACAGGATTCTTTGGTGGACTATTATCAGTAATGATGGCAGTATTACCAGTAACAATCTTATGGACAATCTTAACAGGTGGTTCAGTATTTGGAATGGATGTAATTACTAACTTAACTGCTCTAGTAAATTCACTTGGACAAGGTGGATTTGTAGGACTAGTAGTTTTGATAGTAGTAATGTCATTTTTTGTCAAAAAGTAGTATATTTTAATACATACTGATTAAGAAGCCTGGAGTTTATTCTCCAGGCTTTTTTATTTTCCATTGACTCTGATATTTATAGTAAAGACGGAGAAAAATTATGTTTGAAAATGAAATATTCGAAGGAAAGAACTTTTCGGATCTATTAAAAGAAATACACACAAATTCTAAAAAAAAGGATAAACAAATAACTTCCTTAATTGCCCAATTGCAACCACTTGTTAAAAACATAACAGATGCAACAATACTTGTACCATTGATAAAAGACTATTTAGATGTGGGTGTTAAAAATGACGACCAACTAATCAAAATGGCCAGCATAGTACAAAGAGCCATGACTAGGACAACTGAAGAGGGAACAGATTTTAGTCTTTCAGATGATGAAAAAAGGCAGTTATTAGACACCGTAAAAGAAACAGCTAATGTAAAATGGGAAAAAGAAGTACACAACGATGGGAAAAAGGTCAAGTAGTAATACAACGACGTTTAGTAAATCAACGTCAACAACTAAAGCGGCTAATACAGCCTTAGGGGGTATAGCTACCTCTGCTGAGGTTGTAGATATTATATTAGACCCAGGACATCCTGCCTGGAGCCCCCAAACAAACCTTATAATCGGATCAGTAAAGGCTCGCCCATTAAAATCCTTTAATGCAAAAACGGACGACTTACAATGGTATCAACCACTACTAGCTAATTTTTATACTGCATATCCTTTAATTGGCGAAATAATTTTACTAATTGATGCAATAGGACAAGATGGTGAACAATCAACAAGAAGCACTGAAAAATATTATTTACCACCAATAAATGTTTTCCAAGACCAAAATAATAACCAGCTACCAGCTTCAAGTTTTGATATAAATCTGGGCTTAGCATCCCAAGCAGGAACAGATACAACTGCATGTGATCCATCAGGACAATACTCCTCAAATGTTGATGCAAAAAACGAACCAGTAGATTTAACCCCTCAATTAGGTAGAACATTTCAAGAAGCAAATATAGCAACACTAATACCATATGAAGGAGACGTTTTCTTTAATGGTCGAGCCGGCCAAAGTATTAGATTTGGAAGTACAAATATTGGTGCAGCTACTCCAAATTATTGGTCAGGCGCTGGTACTGTTGGCGATCCTATAATAATAATGAGTAATGGACACAACAGACCAGAAGGAAGCGACTTTCATATAGAAGATATAAATCACGATGCAGGTACCATGTTTATATGTGGTGGACAAGCTGTTGAAATTGCAGTAGCCACAGATCCTAACTGGGATTCCTATGAAGTAGAATATGAAAAAGCCTCAGAAGAGGAAAGAATATTTGATTTTATGAATGATAAAGAAATAGAAAAGATAGGTCCAGCAAAACCATTTGAACCACCAAATATATCTGAAGAAAATGATGAACCAGTAGAAGTTACACCTGAGGATATTAAAGATATTAAAGATATTAAAACAACTGAAGCATTAGAGGTAAATAAAACAAAAAATGCCCATACATGTGGAACAGAATCAGATTTTAATGAAGATGCATGTATGGAAATAGTTCTTAATACAATTGCTGGTGGTGGTTCTAAAAAATATGACCATTTAGGTTGGATGGGTAAAAATGATGGAAAAAGTGGACCAAATTGGAAAACTGACAAGGGAGGATTTAATTCAGGTGGAGGTGAATGTTGGGTTGGTATATTACATTGGACAGGTAGATCCACAGCAACATTATATGCCGGTATGAAATCAACAGGTATGATCCGTAAATACTGGCCAGACAAGGTAACCATACCAAACGAAGACCCTAGTAAGGGATACTACTATGATGGTAAATATGCAGGAAAAACTTTAACAGTTACTGAAGATGTATTAAATGATTTTTGTAAAAATGCAAACTACAAAGAATTACTTTATGACTGGTGGGCAAAACCAATGAAACGGTTTGTTGAAAGTGGTAGTGACTCTGAAAAAGCACAAAAGAAAGCTGTATGGCTTAAGTTTGGTAAGAAGGTAGCAACATATAAAGGAAAGGGTGGTTGGAAAACCAAACGAGAATATGCAATTGCAATGTTCTTCCTTAATTCATATGGTGCACCACTATATACATTTAATTGGTATGGGTCTGAAGGAACAACCTATGAAAATAGAAAGGTCCTTAACCGAGGAACTACTAAAATGGTAGATTCAATGGTTGGTGAAAATTGTATGCCTGTTGGTGACTGTTTGGAATGGGACGCAGAAGCACTTATGAAATATTACTGTGGAGGAATGATAAAAGACTATAATGGTCCAAGAGGAGATAAGGATGCACGAACAGGTCCTGGAGAACAGCAGGTATCTTGTTGTAGAAGTAGGTGTTTACACGTTAACAAACACTACCCACCATGCTGCTGTAGGTTTGACGAAACCAATGAATTATATAGGGAATTTGTTTTTGGTGGATGTGGTAAAACTCAAAGAGGTGATGGAAGTCTTGATGGAACAGGAGATGTACCAGCAACATGCTATGTAAAAGAATGGAGAGAACAAACTGACTATGGTCCAGAAAAAGGTGTTGGAACATGTGAAGCCCCTCCTATTCCAACTCCACAACCAAAGACAAACCCACCATCAACTGATGGCATTACCCCAATTGGAACTGGAGAACCATGTCAATGTCAATCTAGGTGTGACAATAATTTCTCACCAATGATGGGTAAGAAAACAGATACCGGTGAATGTGACTGTAGATTCTTCTTGAATAGTGGTGCTGAGATTCTAAATCAAGCTGGTTGTGATCCTCCAAGAAAGATGAATGGTAATTGTGATTGTATCTGTTCAAATGGCGAATTTTGGGACGAATTAAATCAGGTTTGTATTAGTCAAGCAGAAAAAACATATAGAGGCTTATAAACATGGCAAGAAAAAATTCATCATATTCTAAAACAACATTTACTAAGCAGACCACAGTAGGTAAGTCAAATAGATCTTTGCAGCAGGGAAAAATTGTTTCTGCTGAGGTTATGGATATTATATTAGACGCAAACCATCCTCAATGGAACCCCCAGCAAGGACTAATGCAGGGTTCCATAAAGGCTCGACCCCTAAGCAGATTTAATGCTAGACCAGATACATTGGAATGGTATCAACCTCTATTCCCAAATTTTTCAACTGGATATCCATTGTTAAGGGAAAACGTATTATTAGTACGTGCTGCAAATAAAGGAGCCCAATCTCAAAAAACATCAACTGAATTTTATTATATTGCTCCAATAAATATTTGGCAAGATGCAAATAATAACCAAATGGCTGCCTCTAGTTATCAAATTGATGTAGCTAATTCTGCAATGAATCCTCCTATCTGTGATCCTGCAGGAGTATATCCTACTGCAGCAGATGGTGATGTAAAGACCGAGGAAGAACAAGTGTTTCCTTTGGGTGAATATTTTATTGATGAAGTAATTCCTAAGATTTTTCCATATGAAGGAGATGTAATATTAGAAGGAAGATTTGGCCAAAGTATAAGGTTCGGTAGTACAGTTTCATGGGCAGATACACCAAATAATTGGTCAAAATCTGGAGAAAATGGCGACCCAATAGCAATACTAAGTAATGGCCACAGACCCCCTCCAGGAGCAGATTACCATTTAGAAGATATAAATTATGATGATGCTGTAATATTTTTCTGTGACGGCCAAAGTATACCAATTATTCTTGCATCAACCCTATGGGATAGTTATGAAACATCTTTTGAGAATGCAAAACAGGTCCAACTTGATTTTGATTTTACGAATGATAAGGAACTGAAAAAACACGAAACAAATTTAACAAAAGAAGATCGCCCACTAGAAGATTTAGAAGAAAATAAAGATACATCAACAGAAGAATTAAACGAGCAAAAAGCAGAAGAGTTATTAGCTGATGATGCCCAACCAGAAAAAAATGGACAACTAATAACATATAGAGGCAAGGCCATAGAAAAGCACGGAAATTCAAAAATAATAGCTGATTGTGTTCAATTATTGGTATCTCTCGGAGCAACCCCTGCTGGAGGAGCAGGAATAGTTGGAAATTTAATTCATGAAGGAATGGGCCCACTAGCAAGAGCGGGAAATCCTCTTTCGGCCTGCAGCAATTTAGAATTGTATGTTAAACCATCTCCAGGTACTGACGGAGTTGTAGGTACCCCAAAGAATGCATACCACAAAGCAGTTCCACCTCTACCAGAAGGATGGGTAGGTGTTGGTGCATATGAAAAACATCATGTTGTTGTAAAAACCAGAAATGGTAAGAGAAAAGAATATCATTACTATAAAGGAGACTATTCAAATTGGTCTGGAGGCGTTGGATTAGCTCAATGGACTGGTAGTAGGAGAAAAGACCTTGAACAAATCTTAATTGGTAATTTGCGATTTTGGGATGGTGGTGGTGGCCCACCATATGGTAGTATACCAGCAGAAAAATATAATAGGAACCAATATAATAGAGCCTTAAGGAATGCATTATATAAAGGACACTCTGGAATACTGGCTCAAGTAAGATATTTATGGGATGAAATGGGAAATAGTAGTACATATCGCATATCACAGAAAACTGCAATTGCAAGTAATGACGTATTTGAAGTAGCTTGGAAAGTTGTTGCAAACTTTGAAGTACCATCTTCATATAAATATGGTTCACCAACCAATGCATATGGAAATGCTAATAAAAATTATAAACCAAACAAATATAAAACAAGAAACGGTAAAAAAGAGTACTATAAAGATGCTTGGCCAAAAACACAAAAAGAAAGAGGTGATTCAGGACAAGATGCTTTAACTGTTTGGGAGTGGTATTATAAAAGTGGAGATAAAGGTAATGAAATAATAGAGCCACCAGTTAATGCAGCAACAGAAGCACAAACAGAAGTAGGAAATGAACAAGGATTTAAGATAATGGAAAATAATTTACCTAATGCTCGTAATGAGAAATTCTTAAATATTAACCATCCAGAAGAAGATGTTGCTGGATCTCTAGGAGAATATGTTGTACAGAACGTTGATTCAGGATTGGCTAGTTCGTCAAATGACGGCCATGGTGGTACTGCATTAACCATGTATATAAAGGATATTAAAAATGCAATAATAGAATATAATGCCGGCCAAAGGATGGAATTCTAGAAGATTAAATTATGGGAAGATTAAAAAATTTATTTAAGAGAAAAAAGCCTAAAAAGCCAATGGCTGCCAAGAAGGTAAGTACAGCAATTGGAAACCAAACTTTCGTCTCAGCTGAAGTTACCGATATAGTTATGGATCCAACCCATAAACTATTTAATCCTGCTCAATCTATAACTATTGGTGCCATTAGAGCTAGAATATTAACAACACAATTTAATGCTGCAGAAGCTGATCTATTATGGTATCACCCAATATTTGGAACAGGTGTATATCAACCCCCACTAATTGGAGAGGTTGTATTGTTGATCCAAGCAATAGGCAGCAGGGGACAAGTAGACCAAAATGCTGGAGAACTATATTACCTACCTCCTATAAATGTATGGCAAGATGTAAATAATAATCAATTACCAGCTTCAAGTTTCCATGCAAATATAAAATTAGCAGAATCAGACGATTCAGAGGAAAAAGCATGTAACCCATCAGGACAGTATTCATCCGCAACAGGAAATCCAAAGGATAGAGAAGATGTATCTGTTGTTAGATTTGGTGAATATTTTCAACATGAAGATATACCTAAAATATTTAGATATGAGGGAGATCAAGTCATTGAAGGAAGATTTGGTAATAGTTTAAGATTTGGTGCAACACAAAAATTACCCAATAGTAAAAATTATTGGTCTGGAGCAGGTAGTGATAGCGACCCAATAACCATATTTTCTTCTGGCCACAGACCAGAAAAAGATTCAGAATATCATTTAGAAAGTATAAATAATGATGATGGAGTTGTTATGCTAACCTCAACACAACGAATACCTCTGGCCGTAACAGCTTTAGATGGTGATACTCTTCGTTGGGATTCATATGGAAATACCCCAACAGTTGCTAAAAAAGACGAATTTGAAATTAACCCTAAAACAGTAGAGGTAAAAGAAACAGAGGTAGAAGTATTGGAGGAGAAGGAAGATGTTAAGAAGGAAGATAATAAAAGAAAGGGAGATGAGGACGGGGAATCTAATCATGGAAACGATATAACTGAACCAGTTGTAGTTGAAGACGCAAATTCAGAAGAAGTAAAAAAAGAAAATGAACATAATTGTGATAAAACCTGCGATGCAACAGATAAAAAGGTTGTAGAAATAGCTCTTAAAATAATCGCGGGTGGGGGTTCTAAAAAATATACTGACTTAGGTTGGATGGACAGAAGTAATAAAACGGTTTGTGGAGCAAATCCGAAGGGTGGTGAATGCTGGACAGGAATTTTACATTGGACTGGATATCACCATAGAACATTATACGAAGCAATGGATAGTTATAAGATTGATGGAAAAACAGCAATAGAAACATTTTTTAATTTTAATGCATATATGCCACAACCTGATCCATCAAAAGGACAATGTTATGGATTAGCACCAAAAAAATCAAAATATTCAAGAATAGATCGAGACGATTATTCACCAAGCAATGCAGACAAATTTGGGTCTAATAAAATAAATCTTAGATTCTTAAAACATTTTTCAGAGTATGCAGATACAAAGGAACTAAATTATAGCTGGTGGGAAACAGGTATGAGAAATATGATACACTCAGATTATAATAAAAAAATACAGGATCACGCCCTCATTAGTAAATATAAATCTAGTTTAAAAAAGGTAAAAGCTAAGGGTTGGAATACTATGCGACAATTTGCAGTTATCTGTATGTATGCAAATAGTTGTCCTGGTAGAATTGATGAATATGGGGAAAAACACAATTGGGATGCTGAAAAAATGCTTCAATCTTACTGTTCAGGAGAAGTACCAGAGGTTTCTTGTTGTAGAAGTAGGTGTAATCATATTAACGACCATTATCCTCCATGCATAGATCAAGAAGATAAAAATAACAAACACTATAGTGAATATGTTTGGGGTGGTTGTACTGAACATGGTAGTCGACCAAATAAATATTGTAAATATCCTGATCATGAAAGAGAAGCACCCCCACAAGAAAAAACAACTGTATTTGTTGAGGTAGGGGCTGACGGCCTAAGACTAATGTTGCGTACCATGCCCAATGGCTGGCAAGAATATATTCTTGATGATGACCAACTAGAAACACTACCAAAAACCCCAATAAAAGATGGTGATAATTATATGGACTTTTTAGATTTTAATTTTGGTAGTGTAAGTATGACCTCATTTTCTGATGGAATGCGGGGAATAGAATTGGCAAGACATTCACTTCAAAATTCAGTTGACGAATGGAATGAAATGGATCCGGATTAAAAAATTGTTATATTTTGATATTTATATATAACAGGAGAAAAATACAATGGCATACAAACCAGAAGCACCAGATAAATACGCTGGAAAACAAGTACTAATAAGTTCAGATAGAATATTATTTAACGCAAGAAAAGATTCTGTGTTTTTATTTTCTGATAAATCTGTAGGTATATCGACAAATGGTACATTTAATGTAGATACTGGAGAAGATACTATAATAAATAGTCCGGGAATATACTTAGGACTAGACGCAAAAGAAAAATGTGTTTTAGGAGATACTTTGGTTGCATGGATGGAATCCCTAGCAGACGCATTAATGAGTCATAATCATTTACATGCGCAAGGACCAACAACAGGATTAGTTGATCCATCCCCATTTAACCAAGCTAAAACTAATGCAAAACAGGCACTTAGTGCACAAAATTATACTTTATAATTATTATGTTTAACCCAGCCCTCTTTATAACGTCGGTTAATTCAATAGAACTAGATCCACCAAGTAGTGCTATTGCCCACGCAAATGCTTGGGCAGATGCCTTTGCTAGTGGATATGGTATACCAACCCCTCCAACACTAACATCTGAAGCTGGAAAAGCACAAATGAAAGCTTTATTTATTGCGGCATACAATACCCCAAACCAAGGAAAAACTTTAATGAATGCTGGTGTAAGTGTATTTGCAGCAACGATGGCGCCCGGAATGCTTCCAGCATTTGCAGCAGTACCACCAATGGGATATATGGGTTTCGACCTATTAACATTAGCTAATTCAAAAACCTCTGGAACATTAGGCCCAGCATTAGCAGCAACAACAACCCCATGGTTTATGTCGGGTCTAGCAGTAAATGTATCTAGTGGTGTAACGATTCCCTGGTCGTAACATATAATTGTATACTCTTTATATTTATATAACGTATAATAGTATTATACCAAAGGAGAAAAAGTATGAAAAAATCTATATTAGTAAAAATTATAAAGGATGCAGTTAGAGAAGTTGTCCGAGAAGAAGTCAAAGCTGCCATAAATGAAGAGTTGGATATTAAAAAACCATCTACAACTACTGAATTTTCAAATGTTATGAGTCATGCTGAAGATTTATTTAATCCAAAAGAAACAAGTAAATCATCGTTTGCAAAAAACCCAGTATTAAATGCTGCACTAAACGAAACAGCCGATTCTTGGAAAACAATGGGTAACAAAACACTAAAGGGGTCAGATGCTGGTGGTGGAAGGACAGGTTTAGCAGCTATAATGGGAATGCAATCTCCAGACCAAACATTTGGTGGAAAACCAACAGCCCAACAAATGATACCAAACGATAGAAAACACATAGAAGTACCTCAAGAAGTAGAAAAAGCCTTAACAAGAGATTATAGCGATCTAATGAAGGTGATAAACAAAAAAGGTAAATAAATGGATTTAATGACACAAATAGCAAACGATAAAGATTGTAAGACAGATAAAGTAGGTAGATATTTGAATTTTTACAATTCAATATTTCAATCAAAAAGAACCAAATATAAAAAGGTTTGCGAAATTGGTGTCTATAAAGGACAGTCTATAAAATTATGGCTAGAATATTTTCCTGAAGCACAAGTATATGCTATTGACTGTGTTGAAAAATTTTACAAACAATTACCAAAACATGACCGCGTAACTGGTTTTTTTGGAGATTCCCGTGTAAAAACAGGTGCTGGAGAAAATAATGCATTAGGTATGGCTGAATTTGAAACTAAGTGTGGAAAAGATTTTGATTTTATTTTAGATGATGGTACCCATAAGACATGTGCAATACAACAATCACTTGCTTCACTTTTCCCACTTGTAAAATCAGGAGGATGGTATATAATTGAAGATATCGCAGCATGTATGAGAAAAGATGGTTGTGCATCAAAAGTAGATGGTAGTGATAGAATAAATACCGCTTTAGATGTTTTGAAAGAAACCGGCAAAATGGGAAAAACAGCAATACATATGTCCCATGAAGAAATAGAATATGTTGAAAATAATACGGATAGAGTAGTTTGGCACCCAAATAAAACTGCCTGCGCAATAAGAAAAAAATAATATATTATGGCAAATGGAAATAGAGAATTTATATCGAGTCCAGTAATAGATGAAGAGTTAGATACAGGAATAGGCCTCACTTTACCATTTAATTCAGAAACTGGAAAGTTTGGAGAAGTAAGTTATTTTTCTATTGATCAGGCCCTTTCTAATCTAAGAAACCTTATTTTAACTAGGAAAGGCGAAAGACCAATGCATCCAAAATTTGGAACCAATCTACAAGATTATTTGTTTGAACCAAATAATAAAGAATTAAGGGATAAGGTTGGAGGTGAAGTAAGACAAGCAATAGAAGATTGGTTGCCGTATATTATAGTAAAATCATTGGATGTTAAAATACCCGATGCGAATCAAGGCGGTTTAACTGATAGATATCATGCAATAATGGTAGCCTTAAAATTTGGTTTACAAAATAATTCTATAGATGAATCAGAAATAGTGTTGGAAATAGGGAGCGAATAATATGGGATTTGAAAAATTAAAAACAGATGTAAAATATTTACAAAAAGATTTTAAGGGGTATAAGGATAGATTAAATAATTTTGCACAAACATATTTTCCAACAATACATAATGATTTTAATGAGGCTTCCCCAGCCCAAATGTTTGTTGAACTGTCTGCTTATGTTGGAGATGTATTATCCTTTTATATAGATACACAACTACGAGAAAGTTTATTGTTGCATGCAAGAGAGCGTTCAAACGTACTAGATATAGCTAAAGGATTAGGTTATAAATCTCCAGCTGCAGTTGCAGCAAGTGCAAAACTTGACATATACATATTATTACCAGCAAATGGCTCAGGTGCTACTACTGGTCCAGACTGGAGATATGCTCCAGAAGTACAATCAGGATTAGAAACCTCTGCAGGAACAACAAATTACTTTTCACAAAGGCCAGTTGACTTTAGGGTATCAAGTTCAGCTGATCCAACAGATATTTCAGTTTATAAAATAGATGCAAATGGTAATCCAGAAACTTTCCTGATTAAAAAGAACGTCACTTGTAAATCTGGTAATGTAAAATATAAAAAATATAGTTTTGCAAACCCTAAAAAATACGATAGTATTCTATTGCAAGAAAAAAATATAATTGAAATAATAGAGGCTAGAGATAGTGATCAAAATAAATGGTATGAAGTAGATTATCTTGCACAAAATCTAGTATATGAAGAAGTACAAAACACTAGATATATAGATCCTGAATTTGCAGTCCACGCAGAAGATACCCCATATTTATTAAAATTAAGAAAAACTGGAAGAAGATTTACACAAGAACTATTGGCAAATGGAAAAACAAAGATAAATTTTGGAGCTGGAAATTCAACAGTATCTGATGAACTCATTGTGCCTAATCCAAATAATATAGGAATGCAATTACCATATGGAAACACATCAGCAATGGATAATGCATGGGATCCATCAAACACGATGTTTACTAGAGCATATGGTACCGCTCCATCAGATACAACAATAACCTTCAAGTATTTAGTAGGTGGAGGAATTAAAGCAAACGTCAGAGCCGGTGAAATTAGAGAGGTTCAAGCTTCATCTTTCTCATTAAATGTTGATGGACTATCTAGATCTACAGTTGATTTCGTTTATAAATCTTTAGCAGTTAATAATCCATCTCCAGCAACTGGTGGAAAATCACAAGAAACTGTTGAAGAAATAAGACAAAATGCAATGGCCTTTTATGCTGCACAAAATAGAGCAGTAACTAGAGAAGATTTTTTATCTAGAGTTTATTCTATGCCTGGAAGATTTGGAAATATTGCTAAGGCTTATATTATACAAGATGAACAATTTAGTAAGGTTTCAGGAGGACCAGTACAAAACCCCCTAGCCCTAAATTTATATGTTCTGGCATACAACAATCAAGGCCAATTGACACAAGCAAACGAGGTAACAAAGGAAAATTTAAGAAATTATCTAAAAAGATATAGGATGCTTACTGATGCTATAAATATAAAGGATGGCCATGTTGTAAATCTTGGAATAGATTATTCAATAATACCGTTACCATCATATAATAGTAAAAGTGTATTATTACAAATAAATAGAAAACTACAATCTATGTTTAATATATTACATTGGCAATTCAATGAACCAATATTTGCTGCAAACATCGCAACAGAAATTGATAAAATTGAAGGTGTACAAACAGTACAAGACATAAATATATACTGTAAATGGGATACAGATTCAGGATATTCTGGAAACTATTATGATATAATAGACGCAACAAAAAATAAAATAGTTTATCCATCACAAGACCCTATAATGTGGGAGGTAAAATACCCAACAGAAGATATAAGAGGAAAAGTAGTCACTTATTAGGAGATAATTATGTATTATTCAATAACAGCAAAAAAAGATGCAACAATATATGAGAGATCCGAAAGTCTCAATGCAGGAATTGATGAAATTCTAGAAATACAAAAAACGGTATCTTCATCTAATACGGTGAACATATATAATTCTAGAATTCTTATAAAATATGACCTTTCATCTATATCAAAATCTATGGTCGATGGAAACATACCCAATATAGCTCATCCAGAATCCTCAGCCTCAGTTTTCTTAAAACTATATACTACACGAGCAGCTTCATTATCTTATAAGTATGGTATTGAAGCTTATCCAATATCTCAATCTTGGGATATGGGACAAGGAAGAGCAACTCAGAAAAAAATAACTCCTGGTGGAGCAATATCTTTTGAAGAAGAAGGAGTTAGTTGGAAATTTAGAGATGGAAAAGACTATTTTGGTAATACATGGTCAACTACTCCTGCCAATTTTTCTCCTGGTACTACTGGTTCATATTCAACAACTCCTGGTGGAGCAACTTGGTATGTGTCTTCTTCTACTGAACAATATGTTTCAACAGAAAAATTTGATTACGAAAAAACAGATATATCTATAGATGTTAGTAAAACGGTACGTAGATGGCTAGATGGTACAATTCCAAATGAAGGATTCATAGTGCTTCGTTCCGGTTCAATATCAAACGAATATAGTGAAGAACAAAATTCAAGACCACATGGAACCTTACAATTTTATTCAACAGACTCTCATACAGTATATCAACCAAGATTAGAATTTAGATGGGATGACTCATCAGAATCCACTGGTTCTTTGAGTCCGTTTGATGTAAATAAGAATAGTATAATATATCTTAAAGATAATGTTGGAAAATATAAAAAGGATAATAAGCATAGGTTTAGATTGGTTGGTAGAGAAAAATATCCTACTAAAACATATGATACAGTTTCTGCAGAGTTAGCTGTGAAATATTTACCACCAACAACATATTATGCCTTAAAGGATTCAAAAACTGGAGAAGTAATATTACCATTTAACACTGGAAGCACAAAACTAAGTTGTGACTCCATAGGAAATTATTTAGATTTATGGATGGACCAATTATATGCTGGTAGAAGATATAGTTTTATGTTTAAGGTAGTTACAGGTTCAATTGAAAACATATATGATAATGATTATTCATTTAAGGTTGTGATATAGATTATGGCATACAGTAGAAAAAAAATAAAATCTAGAAGGTTTATCTCAAGTCGATCTCGTCCAAAGGTAAAACCAGTCATCAAACCACAAAGCCAGAGAGAATATCCAACGTCTCCAATACAGGTTGAAAAAGGTAATACAATACAAGATGCTGTAGAATTTAATTCCTTTAGAGAAACACAAACTCCTTATGATGCATTAGTAGATATTATTGAATCAGTTGAAGGAGCTGGTGAAGGAGATACAGACTTTAGTGTTAATGAAACTTTAAGATATGGAGCAGGAGCATTATCCAGAACAGGCGATGGAGAATTGGTTAGTACTACTGCTGCTCAAACTAGAAATAGAATGGGAGTTTTAATTTCAGACCAGTCAAACCAAGAACATTATATTGTAGCAAATATTAAACATATATTTCAAGCAAAATCTTATATAAAACAAGTTGATACTTCAATATCCCAATTAAGAAGAATGCCTAAAGAAGTAACAGGCCCAACAAATATACCTGTAATAGATACAATACAATGTTATCCTGGCTTTGGTACATTAGACGGAGAATATTCTGATGGTTTCTCAATACAAATTTTACCTGAAATAGGAGAACCTTCCTTACAAATTGCAGCAAATCATACAGTTGTTCTAGCAGCTAGAGGATTTAATTATAGAAATGAATTAGGCCAAAAAATAAGAGATGGTCTTTCATGGACATGGAGATTCACAGCTGATGGTATGGGTAGATCTCAAAATCAAGTTGTTGGAACAACATCAACATTAAGACTAAGAAATGCCCAATTACAACATAGAGGAAGATATACTTTAGAAGTATCCAATGAAGTAGGAACAGCTTTTTCTAAATCATATTTCGTTAATATATTGGGTGGCCTATTAAATGAATTAGAGGCCCAAGAAGTTGGCGAAAATACAGTATATGTACCAACTGGAAACTATGTAAGGGATGAAATGCATGATGCTGAAGTTTCTAAATTTGATACTTATTTTGACTATATTGAAGGTGATAGCAGATGGGCCCAACTTGAATGGGTTAACGGCTCATGGATGGAAATTGAAGGAGCAATACAGTCTGTATTTGCAGAATCAGAAACAGTAAATGTACGAAAAATTGATGGTGGCATTTCATCTGCAGAAAAACTAACAAAAACTTTTGGAGGAAGATATTGGAGAAAAACACCAATGGATCCCCACGTATATTTCGACTCAGCCGGAGGAGTATCATATAAATTTGCAAGTGAAGAAGAATATTTTAACCATAGAAGACAAAGAGGATTACCATCAGATTGGTCTTCAATAGATATACTTGCAGGCGCAAGGTAACTCTCGTTAAAAGTGAAAAATAAATTATGGCAATAAGGTCTACACAACATAAACCGGAAGATATTAAATTACTTCAATCTCGTCCAATATTTACCAATTTTGGCCAGGGAACGTATGATGATGTCGTAGAATTCCACGTATTAAGTGGCGACAATGTTTTAGATAGTAAATACGCTATATCCGGATGGGCAACCGAAACTTCTGAAACTAAAAATACTTCTCCATCAATAAAATTAAATATCCACCAAGATATCAGAAATGTTGGATATAGATCAGGTGTATTTACAGTAAAATATAATTTTTTAAGAAGACTTGTTGGTAGTGACTCTGAGCTATTATATATTGATGAAATATCTGGCGATAGGACAGAAATAAGAGTATTGCCAATACAAGAAGATAATAAATTAGAAGATGATTTCAAAAACCTTGGTGAAAGAGTAGAGGGTGGCCGATTATCACGACACACTTGGTGGCCAGAAATACAATTAAATTTTGGAGAAGACAAACTAATAATGGCCGTAAACTGGGCCATGGATTATGACAAGTTTCCTGAATCTCCCCACTCACTAATTATAAAATTATATGAACCCCTTCCAGAAGAGCAAGAAGAAGGTGATGAACTTTGGATATGTCAATCCCTAGCAGAATCAATTCAAGAAGATATACAATTAGTTGTACCAAAAATAACAAAACGACCTAGAACCCTTTCTCCACCAGACTTCACAATACAAATAGCAACAGACAGTCCATCTCCAACCGGTTGGGAAAGTGAACAAACCCTATTAGAAGATGGAGATAATACTAGAAAAGAAAAATTATTAAGTAAAATGTATAGTGGTAGTTTTGGAAAAACTAGAATAAACATAGATTGGAGAATACAAGATTATGATTTTTCAAATATTGTTCATTTTGGATCAGTTGTTGAAAAACTTAACAATTTCCAATATAAAATAAGACAAATAGAACATTATAATTCTAAAATAGCAGAGATAACAACTGATTTAGATGGGTTAAGTGGTTCTGATTCTACTGGTTCTTATTATTTCCAACAAAATAAATTAAAATGGGAAAAGCAAATATCATCCCTAAAGGGTGGATTTGATGATTTCGATGAACACTTATATTATTCTTCTCAATCATATTACTCTGGTTCACATGGAGTATTCTGGCCTTTCTCTTGGCCAAAAACAACAAGTGTAGAACCTTACAGTTTAGCTCCTGCAGATTCCCACCAAGCTAAAGAATGGTTTGGCCAAAATGATAATCCAACTGGAGACTATTATTTAGGTGGAGCAATAACATCTGCCTCATGGTATGATGAAAGAAATGATAACGCTTTAATACAAAATGTACCAGCCCACATAAGATATTCAGAAGATAATTCAACATACAATACATTTGTTAATATGGTTGGAGATAATTATGACCAACTTTATTTATATACTAAAGGATTGTTGGATATCCATAAAAGAGATAACCCATTATATGAGGGTGTACCAAAAGAATTATTAGAACCAATATTAAAATCATTTGGTTGGCAACCCCACCAAGGATTTGCCTTTGATGATTTGTGGAACTATAATTTAGGTACAAGTGGAACGGGAGAATACGCAACTACCCAGATCCCAATTACTGCAAACTTTACACAATCTGTTGTAATAGCTAGTAATACACAAGTATCACAATCATTTTCAAAAGAAGATATTGGAAAAGAATTATGGAAAAGAATATTAAATAATCTTCCATATATATTAAAACATAAGGGTAGTGAAGAATCTGTTAGAGCAATAATACATGCTTATGGTTTACCATCAACAATATTAAAGATACAGGAGCATGGAGGACCCCAACAACTTCCTGGAAGACATTCAAAAAATGCATATGATAGGTTCAGCTTCGCCCAGAAATTTGATGGTAAATCCATGGTATCTGGAGCATGGGCCCCAGCATCTGCATCGGTTGGTCCAGTAAGGTATCCAGATACAGTTCAATTTAGATTTAAGATTCCAGATAGACCAATATTAAAGAGGGATACAATTCTTTGGAACCTATATAGTGGAAGTGCTGCTATATGGACAGAACATACTGGAGGATATTCCACCAATACAAACGATGTATCTAGTCATTATGGTAGAGCTGTATTTGCATTAAGGTCTGGATCTATTGGTAGAACTAGTACATATACAACAGCATCTACAGAATGGGCTCCAATTTATGACGGACAATGGTGGAATATAATGCTTTCTAGAAGAGATCCTGGTAAAGTAAATGAGCAATTTGAATTTACTTCATCTGCAAAAATATTTGACCAAAATAACCAAAATTTACGATATGAAATGTATCTAAAAACCATGTCAGACTATGCAACATTTGGAAAAATAGGTTGGGCAGTCAGTGCAAGTTTAGACGTTAGTGGTAGTTCACCATTAGCATCAACAGTAGAACAACCAAGAACAGAATTTAACGAAGCTTGGGGAGCATTTCAAGTGGGATCTGGTTCTGACCAATCCCCTTTAGTAGATTCATATCGACCAAATACATTAAAACACTTTTTAGGAGGAACAACTGGTTCAAATTATTCTGAAGATTATGGTGATGACTTCTTATATATGAGTGCAAGTAACGATCCAAATAGAAAAGCTGTACCATTTTCTGGATCTATGCAAGAATTTAGAATATGGCACCATCCACTATCAGAATCAGCCTTTGATTTTCACGTTCAAACCCCAACGTCAATAACAACCCATAGACATGTATCTGCATCCTATGATGACTTATTAGTTAGATGGTCTTTAGGTGCTGACTTAAATAGATATGAGGTTGGTAATGGCTTAAAAATATCTTCAAGTGCTCCAAATTATCATGCACATAGATTTTTCTCCAATAATCCTTCTCAACAATTAACAACTGCTGGAACAGCAATAGGATTTAATAATAACCCTGGAAAAGTAAAAGGTTATAGTGAAGAAGAAGAAGTTTACTTTACACTTATGCCACGAAGTATTGGACCAGCTCCATATTCTGAAAAAATAAGACTAGAAAAAACAGAACTATCAGGACAACTTTCTCCTGCTCAAAAGAGAGAAGTTAGTTCAGCAGACACAAACCCTCTAGACTCTAATAAATTAGGTGTATTCTTTTCCCCAACTGATGATATAGATATTGATATAGCAAATGAACTTGGTGCATTTGAATTTGATGATTTTGTTGGTGATCCAAGAGATACATATACAAAAAAATATACAAACCTATTAAGATTGTCAGACCATTATTGGAAAAAACATTCAGGAAACCCAAACTTTTTTGAATATTTAAGAGTATTAAGATATTTTGACGATTCATTATTTAGAACAGTAAAACAATTATTACCAGCAAGAGCAAAAAAGCAGGTTGGATTATTGGTTAAACCCCATCTCTTAGAAAGACCTAGAATATTAATGTATCCTAGTGCAAGTAGAGAACATTATTATTCAGATATAGTAGATGACCCATTAGATCAAACGGTTATAGATGGTACTTTAGATGTATATGCATCAATGTCATTTAGTGGATATGTAGCAGCTGAAGTTGGACCATTCATAACTCAAAGTGGAAAACCAAATAAACATGGTAACAGAATGGCTGGATATATGTTAACTCCTCCAGACCAAAATGCAGCAATATCAAAAGACTATCTTTTAACCCCTAATTTAACAAATGAGTTAAAGGCTAAAGCCCTAGATAATAGGACGGTAGGAGAAATAGAAGTAGATCTTGAATATGATAAATTTGGGTACAAGATTTTCGAAAATGGTTCAAGATACATACACACAACTATAGAATTTCCAACAGGTAAACCAACTGCTGGTACAGGTCCAACTGGTGCAAGAGTTTGGAATGCATATTATAATAGAGATGCTTGGGGAATGACGGTTCATACTCCTCCTCATGCAGTAAGAAAATTAGGACAATTAAATCCAGATGGATCACCAGACAACAGTCACCCAAATTATGATGACTATACAGCGTCATCCGCACCCGATGTAACCGATGGTTGGGTTAAATGGGGATTAAATAGAAAAAAGAATTCTGAAATCTATATTCCATTTATTAGTCAATCTAGATTTTCTTTTGAGCGATCAAAGAGACTATATTATTATGCAAATGAATTTAGCATGTCTGCAGGCAAACCAATAGCTGAATCTTTAATATTAAGTAATGCTGTACTTAACTATGGTAGATTGTCCGGCCAAGCATTACCAAGTCATAAATTATCTGAAAAAGCAGAATATCAAGACTTCAAACAAACCCCATTGGCAAATCTATATTGGAATGGGTGTAAATTAAATGGTTCGGATTTTAATATGGAATCATCTGAAACAGTAGATGGTGGACCAGTTGTTGAATATTATGAAATAAGTCCTTATAAATATGTTGCTGCAGATGAAAGTGCAGATGGAAGAATATTAACATCTGGTGAAGGTACTGGAGAAACATTGGCAGAAAGAGAATCTCAAGCACCTGTTGGAAGAAGATTCACTCGACCGCCAGGCCAAAGTATGAGAGGTAGCACAATTAGTCCACGTTCTCAAAACAATAGCAGACGGAATGGATAAAATATGTCTTAAAGATATATTTATATATGAAATAAAATTATGGAGCAAACACAATGGGATATTTAGACAAAACAACAATTACAGTAGATGCTATCCTTACAAAAAAGGGTAGAGAACTTCTAGCAAGAGGTTCTGAATTTTTTGAAATAACACAATTTGCATTAGCAGATGATGAAATAGATTATGGTCTTTGGGATGTTAATCATTCTTTAGGTAGTAATTATTACGGCCAAGCAATTGAAGCAATGCCTTTGGTAGAAGCAGTACCAGATGAAACACAGGTATGTAAATATAAACTTGTGACATTGCCGAAAAATATATCTAGAATGCCAACAGTAACGGCGATACCACAAGCAATCACTCTTACAGCTGGAGGCCAAAATGCAGCAATTACACCAACAACTGTAAATTTTGCAAATGGTAATGCAACATATGGCTACACCGCAATATTATCGGATACAGATGTATGTTATCTAAATGTTGGTGCAGGTGGAGGGGTTGATAGCAGATATAACCCAACAGTTGCAGATTTTGCTGGTGATTCCACTAAATCAATTTCAATGGTAGGAAAAACCTTCCAAGTAGTAGCAAAACCTCAACCTATTGAAACAAAAACAGCAACAATAACGCTTATTGGAAATGAAACTGGTGGAGTAGTAACAGTAACAGTTACTGTTCAAAAAGAAAACTTATCTAGTAATGTTTTAGAATCAGCAGTATATTAGGAGATTAAATAATGGCAACATACAAAGACAAATATTCACGTTCTCCAAGAAGAAATCAAGTAGAACGAGTTGGTTCAAAAAGAGACCTTCCAAGAATAAGACAGGTTAGAAGAAGACCAACTCAACCAGTTCTACAACCAATATATACTAAATTTTCAGGACAAGATATAGTAGATTCTGCAGATACTGATGTAGTAACTGCAGCATTATGGTCAAACCAAGATGGAGTACTAACCTCAACTGATGATGTTCATGAATTCCATACAGGCTCAATACAAAGTGCCAGTTCAGGAGAATATTATGCAGATAATTATAGAGAACCTTTATCTCAAAACTCAGATAGAGAAGTTCAATTTTCTTGCGGATATGGCCACTTTAGAGGATCTGGTTCTCAGGTACCTCAATATGCTACTGAAGGATTTACTCCAACTAAAGCTATCTATTCTCAATACTCAAACTTGTTATTAGCTCCAGGAGATGATAAATTTAGTTTAGATAATAGATCAGGATCTTTATCTTCGGATATGGAACAATTCCACTTCATTAATGTTCAAAGAAATAGAATGAAAGAAAGATTAGATCCAGGTAATTGGGAACTACATGTTGGTGGAGTAGGTATTGGAAACGCCCAAAACACAGGATTAGTACCTGGTCCATCTGCTTCAGTTATTAAACTTATTGATGATTCAACAGTATCAGATGGTACAGTTTCAGAAGCTGGAAAAGTATATAAAATTGTTAGTGGAACAATTGCCAACGGAGTACATGGTTCAACTCCATATGAAGAATTTGGTTTAGTTTATCCAGATAATGGTGTTATGATATTTGATAGTGAAGGACTAGATGGATATGTAAATCTAAATATATCTTCTCAATCACATGCTTATTGTGCAACTCCTGTAACAATGTCAAATAATAATCCATGGTATTTCCAACAAGCTCTTGGTGGAGGTGGATATTTTGCAGCACGAAACAAAGAAACGGTTCATTCAACACATTATTTTGTGAGAGTTAGAAACCAAGATTATAATTTTAGTAATAACCCAACCTTTACATCTGGTTCTGTGGGAACATTTTCCCACCCATCTTTCTTCAAAGATCCTAAGGTTTACGTAACAACTGTAGGTATGTATAATAATAATAACGAATTATTAGCTGTCGCTAAATTAAGTAAACCGTTATTAAAATCATATAATAGAGAAGCACTGATAAGAATTAAGCTAGAATATTAGGATTAGGTTTGTGATGATATGTCAATATTCAAAAAAATTCCTAAGGACAATATAATAACTACGCCATACACGGCGCATAAAAAATATACTGTCCGACTATTAGAAAATTCAGCTTCTGTTCACGGTGATGATAACCAAAAAGATGCCGGAATATATGGATATAATAGTAAGCATGACCATGCATTTCTAAAAGATGCACATGTACCAATAACAAAACATGAACTTGTAATACGGGGTAATGAATTTTTAGATGGTACTGAAGACACAACAACCAATAACTTTGTTCAACGATCTTTACATGCTAGCCTTAATCACATGTATTATAGAAATGCACACAACATAGATAAGTCTTTTTGTGTAGAACCAACTAGAAATGAACGTAGAGAATTGAATGGTCAAGCACAAGTAATATCAATTCCACAACGATTATTTGGTGACAAAATACAGGAAAGCCATAAGCATAGAGGTACCTCTATAAAAATAACAAAGGATTCATTAGATATTCGAGATGATGGGTTTGGAAACCTATATGACCTATCAGCTGGAGGATTAACTGACCCCCTTAAAGTATATCAATCAACTACTGGTAGTTTAGTTGGTTATTGGGGATTTAGTGAACATTTCCCATACCACCAGCCACATACATCCGGTCACTGCCCAGCATTTACAAATGTAATAGAAGATAGGTCTAGATATAATACACCAACATATGGTACTTCTGTATTCTTTAATTCTGCAAGTAAACATGGTACAGGAATAATGCTTACAGGACAACAAGGAAATATATATGATAAAACCAAATGGAGTCATATTAGAATTAAAAAACATCCTCAACTAGATTTTAGAAAAGATGAAGATTTTGCTTTAAGCTTTTGGACACATCTTCCTCAATCCCAATCAAATACTGATGGATTATTTAATTATATATTAACATCAGGCCAAGGTGAACATTTTGATAACGATGCTAATCAATGGCACCAATCAAGATATCCATTTGATGTTGTATCATATAATCAAACAGCTAATGTTAGAGAAAGAGCAACTTTAACATTTAATCGTACTATGGAACAACATGCTAGAAAATCTATAAGAATACGAAACGAAGCTACTCACTCATTCCAAACTGCTTCATTGGCCTATAATATATTGGGATCTGCAGGTTGCTATAATATACACCTTGAAGCACAACCACATTCTACTGGAATAAATACAGGTCATCATGTAGGTTCGGCTTCTTTTTATATTGGTAATGGTACCGGTGAAGTTCAATTTGTATTTACTGGATCTGCACATATACAAACCCCAAAAAATACAGCCAATACAATCTTTATGCCTTCTTCCTCAACTTCGTATACTCAAGCTTGGCAACTATTCGTCGAACACTTTAATGTTAGTCGTTCACTTAATCAATATGCTAGTAGAATTGGTGCAATGAAAGCTTTCTATATAGGACAGTCTGCCGATCATGTACAAATAAACAGTGTAGACCCAACCGGTTCTGCTGGAAACCAATATTATTTTAAGTCAGGTTCACAATCACAGGGCGCTCCCTTTTATTTACGAGGCGGAGTTGGTGCAGGAAACCCAGAAAATCCCATAAAACATGGCCCATCCCAATCAGCATGGTTTAATCTAACAGATACATTAGGTACATATGTTAGATTTCCTGTAACAACTGAATCTGGAGATTTTACTAAACAAGCAACATACCCAACAATAAGTTTCCATGGCGCAATAACTGCCTCCGGCCTAACAATGGCCAGTCAAGCAGCAGCAAGAATAAACCAAAGTTGGGAATTGGGATATACTACAACAGAGAATACCCACCCATTACTTATAAGTGCAAGTTATGGCGAACCATTGGATGAAGCCGGAAGTCCAGTATATAAATTATATTCTGCTCAAATATATTTATCTCAATCAATACCTGGAACCCAAGGAAACGTAGGCCAACTTGTTAGTCAAGGCCCAGGCCACGCATGGACATACAATAGTACTTTCCACTCAGCAGGAAGTTCTACATTTTCTGGCGGAACTGGAAAAAATTTACCTAATACCCACTACACCAAAAGCTTTTTTGTAGTGACAAGTAGACATGGCCCCAATACCTTTGCAGGAGAAACAGCCTTTAATACTGCAAGTTTTCATAGACATTTATTTTATTGGACAAGTGCTTCCTCAGCGATACCAGAAACAGGTAGTGAATTTGCAACAATACACAGTACTCCTGGAGAATCTGTTACTGCAATAGATATAGGTAGTAGTTCTGTGTACCCAAATAATGGTGCATTTAGGGGTGGTACATACACATACTATAATATAGCTTCTCAATCTGCTGTTATTATTGATAATCACCCCTCATTTAGTGTTAACCAACAAAATTTTGATGTTCCATGGAAGACAAAAGTATATACTGAAGAAACATCTAATCAATTTAATGTTCCAAAATTTCAATGGACAAATTCGCCTGTTATTCCTTCACCAACTGGAATATCCTTTAATATTACAGCAAATAGTGATGGAATAACTCCAAATGCAACCAGTTCAACAATTACCCCAGGCCCACTATTTGGACCACTTGCTTCAACTACAACTATGAGTGTAAGTACAACAGAAGGAACAAAGGGAATGACTGGCCAAATACTAGCACGAAGACATGATGGAACAAGAACATATGAGGTTAGTTCTTCAACAATGGTTACTGGAAGTTGGAATCACGTAATATTCCAAAAGTCAGGATCTAAATTAGAGCTATATCTTAATAATGTAAAGGAATGTGAAGTTGAAAATATAGATGACGGAAACCCTAAAAGCAATACAGATATTTTAACATTTGGTGTTGCAACCAAAATGACTTGGTCTGGTGAATATATGAATAATGATGCTGGAGATTACTTTATAGATAAAGATGGTAAGAAGAAAAAGAAAATGGTACGAGAGTATATGCGACCAATATCTGGAGCATTTGATGAATTTAGAATTCATGACATATTCTTAAATTCAGATCAGCGAGATTTATTGTATAATTGTCCTAATGGTACTCCATTTGTAGGAAATGCATTTTATGAGCATGGCATATTGGCTATAACTCATCCATCTGTATCATATTCAGATATATCATCAGCTTGCACTCTATCATTTAAAAATACTTATGAAATAATGGAACATGAATATACTTTAGATGTAAAAGCTGGCGAATTTAATTTTACAATGAATCCTAGTATTATAGAAAAAACAGCAACTGGTTCAAGAGAAAGTAAAGTAGCAAAATTTGTAACTGATACAGATTGGGATCCATACATATCAACTGTCGGTTTATATAATGATGCTGGACAATTATTGGTAATAGGAAAATTCTCAAAACCACTAAGAAAAGAAGACGGTTACGACACAACAATAGTATTACGTTATGACACATAACTAGAGACAACAATGGCTAGAAAAAAATCTAAAACCAGAGCAAACGCAATAAAGCACGGTTATAGGTCAGGTTTTGAACATACTGTATCAGAAAAATTAACAGAATCTAAAATTGATTTTAGTTATGAAACTACAGTAATACAATACATTAAACCCCAAACCAATCACAAATATACCGTAGATTTTACACTACCAAATGGAATTCTTATAGAAACAAAGGGTAGGTGGGTTATGGAAGATAGAAAGAAACATATTCTAATAAAAGACCAACATCCCGAATTAGATATTAGAATAGTTTTTCAAAATCCAAAGGGCAAAATCCGAAAAGGAAGTAAAACAACATATGCAGATTACTGTGATAAACATGGAATATTGTGGGCTGAAAAACAAATTCCACAAGAATGGCTAAAATAATTTTTTTATTTGAAATATTTTTCTTATATTAAACTATGAATAAGTTAAGATTAGTCCAACTACTAGAATCAATTCTTTCTAAGGGTAGTTTTAATACCCAAAGTAGTGAAATAACATTTTATTGTCCATTCTGCACCCACCATAAGAAAAAGTTAAATATAAATTTAATAAGTGAAAAGTGGCATTGTTGGGTTTGTGGAATAGGTGGCCACAAGATATTTGGATTATTTAAGAAATTAAAGGTCCATGCAAAATATTTTAATGAATTATCAAAAATAACTGGAAAAACTAATTCCAATATTAGTAATAAAGATTATGATTTTGTAACCCTTCCTCAAGAATTTATTCAATTGTCTAAATCAAATAAAAAATTACCAGAAGTAAAAAATGCATTATATTATTTGAAAAAAAGAGGAATAGATTATATAGATATTTTGAAATACAATATTGGTATATGTGAAAAAGGAAAGTATAGTGGAATGATTATTATACCAAGTTATGATAAAAATGGAAACTTAAATTTTTTTACTGGTCGAAGTTATTATGATGTTGCATTCAAACATTTAAATCCAACTGTATCAAAAGATATTATAGGATTTGAATTGTTTATAAATTGGAATGAACCTATTACAATAGTAGAAGGAGCCTTTGACGCAATTGCTGTAAAACGAAATGCAATTCCATTATTTGGTAAAATAATTCCAGATTCATTAAAAATGAAAATTTTAGATGAAAAAGTTAATAGAATAAATATTGCTTTAGATAAAGATGCATTTAAGAACGCATTAGAGATGGCAGAATATTTTATGTCCTATGGCCTATCGGTTTCTTTTATAGAATTACCAGAAAAAGACCCATCTGATTTAGGATTTGATAAAATAACAAATATATTAAATAATTCTAATATATTAAGTAACCAAAAGATACTGGAGTATAAAATAAATGAATATTAACATTGATTTTGACAAAGTAGAAAAAATTCTACATATAGCTGATATACACATTAGAAACTATAAGCGACACAAGGAATATAGGCAAGTATTTAGAAAATTATATAAGGAGGCCAGAACTCTTCCTAAAAATAGTTTAATTTATGTTGGTGGAGATATTGTCCATACAAAAACAGATATTAGTCCAGAGCTAGTTCAAATTGTTAGCGAATTCTTAAATAGACTAGCAAATATTAGACCAACAATAGTTATCGCTGGAAATCACGATGCAAATCTAAATAACAAATCTAGGTTAGATGCTCTATCTCCAATAATAGAAAATTTAGCCAATGAAAACTTATATTATCTTAGAGACAGTGGAATATATAATATTGCTAATATAGACTTTATAGTATATTCAATTTTAGATGAACCAGAAGAATGGCCAAATGCAAAAGATTCATCATCAAAAAATAAAATAGGCCTATTCCACGGAGCAGTAAATAATTCTAAAACTGATGCTGGATATACTGTTCGAGATGAAAGCCTCCCATTAAAAACCTTTAGTGGTTGTCATATGGTAATGCTTGGTGATATTCATAAATACCAATACTTAAATAAGGCTGAAACTTTTGCATATGCCGGATCAATGATACAACAAAACTTTGGAGAAACATTTGAAAACCATGGATATGTTATTTGGGATGTTGAAACTAGAAAATCTGAATTTTTTAATATTCATAATGATTATGGGTATTATACATTAAGAGTAAAGGATGGAATACTTCCAAACATTGATAACATTCCAAAATATCCAAGGCTAAGATTCATAACAGAAAATACTACCCAGGCCCAAATAAAAGAAATGTTAATTGAAATTAGAAAAAAATGCAAGGTTCATGATTTCGTAGCAATAAAGGCAGATAAGCTTGCCAATATGTCAAACAATTCTAGGGGAAGTATAGCTATAACAAAAGATATACGAGATTCAGAGTACCAAAATAAACTTATAGAAGAACACTTAGAAAGAAACTTTCCAATAGTCGATGATGCCATATTAAAAAGAATAAGAAATATAAATAGAGACCTAAATAAACTTTTACCAGATGTAGAAATTGGTAGAAATATAAATTGGAAACCAAAGAAATTTGAATTTTCAAACATGTTTAGTTATGGCGAAAACAATTCTATAAATTTTAATAATATGTCAGGAGCTATTGGTATATTTGCAGAAAATCATGCTGGTAAATCTGCTATTTTAGACGCTTTAGCATATTGTATTTTTGATAAATGTTCTAGAACTAAAATGGCAGCTGCTGTAATAAACAATAAGAAAAATAATTTTACTTGCAAATTAAATTTTGAAATAGATGGGGTAGATTACTTTATTGAAAGAACAGGTAAACGAAAAAAAGATGGAGGAGCAAGGGTAGATGTTGATTTTTGGATGATTGGAGAAGATGGAAACCCAATATCCTTAAATGGAGACCAACGTGTATATACAAATAAAAATATTAGAGGTTATCTTGGAAATTATGAAGATTTCGAACTAACAACTCTATCAGTACAAAATAACAATACAGGGTTTATAGACAAAACCCAAACAGAAAAAAAAGATTTACTAGCTCAATTTTTAGATATTAGTGTATTTGAAGAGTTATATAATTACGCAAACGAAGAAATAAAAGACGTACAGGTACTTCTAAAAGATTTTAAGAATACTGATTTTTCTCAAAAATTACATGAAGAAACAGTTTTACAGGAAGAATTAAAATCAACATATTCAACCATAGAAAAACAAAGAATTAAGTTATTAAAAAGTGAAAAAGTTGTAAATAAAAAGATTATAGAATATACGTCTAAGGTAATACAACTAGACCCTGAAGTACCAGATAGTGTAGAAACACTAGAATCCGATGCAAAAGTAATAATATTAGATATTAAGGCAGAATCAGAAAAATTAGAAAAATATGAAACATATACTGAAGAAAATAAAGTAGAGTTTCTCGAAATATCTAAAAATATAAAGGAATATAATAGAAAAAAAATAGAGACTGATTCTAATAGAAATACTCAAGTAGAAACTTTATTACAAAAACTTAATCATGAAATAGAAATGATGAAGGTAAAGGTTAAGAATAAATTGGACACTGTTAATCAACTCCACTCCCATGAATATGATCCAGATTGTGAATTTTGCTGTGATAATTCTTTTGTAAAGTCAGCTGAAAAAGCCAAACAAGAATTACCAAAATTAAAATTAGAAACTGAAAAATTATTAGAATCTAAGTTAACCTTAAAGAAAGAGTTAGAACAATTAAAAGATTCTGTTGGACAAGGATTTTTATTAACCAAGTTAGATTCAAAACTTTCTTTAATAAAACAATATCAATCTGAAATAAAAATAAAAACTATAACTAGAAAATCCAACATAACTAAAAAAGAATTAAATCAAAAACACATTAAGTCTTTAATAGAAAAATATTATCAAAACAAGCGGTCTATAATTTCAAATAATAAAATAAATGAAAATATAATTAAAAAAGATTTAGAATTAGAAGTCATCCAACAAAATCTATCAGATATAAATTCTAAATTACAAACTGCATATAGTAATATTAGTGTTTGCCAAAAAACAATAGAAAATATTTTAGAATCTATAGAAAGAGCCCACGATTTAGAAGAAAGATTAAGGGCATATGAATATTATCTTAATGCAATACAGCGAGATGGAGTACCATATGAACTTATTTCAGAAATATTACCATATGTAGAAGAAGAAGTTAATTTAATTCTTTCACAAATAACAGATTTTTCAATACAATTCGAAACTGACGGCCGAAACATAAATACTTTTATTGTATATGGTGAAGAAGAAAAATGGGCCCTAGAAATGACATCTGGAATGGAAAAGTTTGTTAGTTCCCTTGCAATAAGGGTTGCCCTAATAAATGTTTCAAATTTACCAAGGCCAAACTTTTTAGCAATTGATGAAGGATTTGGAAACTTAGATTCTAATAATCTTAATTCAATATTTTCATTGTTTGACTATCTAAAATTGAATTTTGATTTTATGATTGTCATTTCCCATATAGATTTAATGAAAGATGCAACAGATAACCTTTTAGAGATAAATCAATCCAAAGGATATAGTCAAATAGTGTACTAAATCACACGTTAAACTGATATTTATATATTGATAGTTTAGGAGTTTTTCATATGGCAAAAATATTAAGATTTGATGAACCATCAGAGTTCACACCACTAACATATAGGGGATTGGATACTCTTCCAGTTTACATTGTTGAAGAGGGAGGTACCTCATACGATTATTTCGGATTTACAGAAATACCAGATGAATTAAACGCTGGTAGAAATCTGTTGGCCCTAACGGGTACAAAAAATCTTGTTCCAGGTTCTGAAATTGCAATAGAGGTATTAAATGCTAATGGTGAGTTAATACCTGTTAAAACATTTGACCATATTGGATTTGGAAACCGTAGGGTATTCGCAATAGAAGTAAACGAAAAAGTACCTGAAGGAGATGCTGTAATTACTGTTGTTGGTACAGCTAAAGGTAAGGTTGGTTTTAACTCAGAAGGAGGTAGAGACAATTCACAACCAATGCCTAGAAACTATTCTGGTCGATTTAATATACGTTGGCAAAAAAGATTAAATTGTTATCCAAGAAAAAGAAATACTTCTGATGTTGTATTTTTCCCAAATCCAGATATAACTATAGAAGAAATAAAAAGACCCTATTGGAAATTAGATTATAATTCAAGACTAACATCATCATACACAAATTTAGAACACAATCAGGCAGCAGAATTTACGTTGGTTTCAGATTCTTCAATATCAGATACAGGGTTTCAAAATACTTCTGCAAGTTTAAGATATGAAGTAGAAGGAAATAAATACTTTATTTTTGCAAACGATGAACCAGATTTTGGTGGATTTACAGATGATATGATTGGAGGAACTATATTGTTTCCTAATCCTGTAGGAGTATATCCAAAATCAACAAATGGTCCCTATGCCCCACCAGTTTATAATGAATTAGAAGATGGAGATGGAACAGGTGTATTGGATACTGGTTCATTATCAGCACAATATTCTAATCAAGGGGCATATAGTACATATATTATAGAAAGATTATCTCCATTACAACTTAGAGTAAATAGTCCTCACACAACAATGCAGGGCCAAGGAAGAAATAATCAAAAAGAGATTTTCCACCGTACTTTTGCACCTAGTGATTTTAGACTAGATTGGGGACAAGACCCCATATTAAAAACAGACTCTTTAATGAGTGCATCCTCAAACCCAGATGATAAGTTTTATACTTCATATGCATATATACAATTTAATAATTTAACACCAATTGCTGGTGATATTACTAGAATAAAAACATATATTAGAAACGACCAAACAACAAATGATTTTCATTTAGTTGGTGATAATCCAGTATTTTCTCCTGAATTATTGGTACAATCTCAATCGCTAAGAACAAGGTTTCCAGCTGGAGATTTTACTGAATTTGGTGTAAGTTCATCGTTATTTGAATATTGGGAAGGTGCAGCTAATACAGGTGCAACCATAAATAATCCTGAACTAATAATATATAAGATGAGTACTGGAAATGTTGCAACTCCAATACGAGAATCCTTACAGGTAGGCCTACTAAATACAGCAACTGGCCTACAAACAACTAGTGATTATTGGTTGGTAAAATCAACGGTTGATATTGAATTCAGAGAAAATCAATATTACGAAATCTCATTTAAGTCTTATGCTATAAAAACCCCTCCAAATGGTCCATCCCCAGAAATGCATGTATATATGCATGGACCAGCTGTAAATTCTACTGGTGATGTTGATGGAAAACTAATAGGAACAATAAATGGTATTGAAAATAATGAATTGGTTGTTTCTGAAGACCCACTAAACTTTAATATTCAAGGTGGTAATAAATTTACTTTCAAGGCCGATGCAACTGAATTTGCAAGATTAAGATTCAAAATTATTTCAGGATTATGGTATATAGCAGATATATCTGTTAAACCATATGACCATTTTGGATATACTCCCCATTATTTTGATACAATAATACCAACAATAAAGGGTAATGTCGGAGAAAAAGATGCATTAGATTTTAGGTTTGAGTTTTATAATGATGACCATAGAAAAGCTGCATATACATCTGAAATTAAAAATGTAGAATTTGATAATGAATTTACATTCACAGCAACAAGTGTATTTTTTAATAGTGCTAGTATAGATACCTTTTTTGGTAATACCCCAATAGGAGATAATGATTGGGTTAAAACCCATTATAGTTCAGCCCTATTAGCACATGAAATGCCAGAATTATCTGAAAGCATTTATCACATAGGTAATGTTGGAATAGGAGAATTCTCTGCATCCTTTGTTAATTATCCGTTACAAATAAAGAAGGGTCCAGCTGAGGGTAACGCAACGATTAGACTAGACTCTTATTCCTCATCAATACTCCATTTGGCTGCAGATATTGGTGGAACAGCCCCGACAAGTAAAAGTGCACAAATATTATTTGACCATAATAATGCTGCAACTTCATCTATTATTGGTTATACCGATATAGCAGATACAGATCCTGGTGGCGCAACAATGGATGGCGCCTCAAAGGGCGGATTCACAATACACGAAAGACACGGTAGAATAATGAATTTAGGTGTTGGTGGATATTCCAGATTTCATTTAGTTACAGGAAAAAGTTCAGACTACAGAAACGCTGGATCACATGCAACATTTATAGGTTATAGAAATCCAAAACCTGGCGATTTTGAATATGAATTACATATTTCTGGTAGTGAAATAATAAATAGTGGTTCTATTTATTTACCAGATGCCCCAATAGATAATTCAGCAACATATGCAGCAGTAATACATTCAACAAAGGGTAGAGTTGGAAAACGACTATTATCAGATTTAACTGGGGATGATGATTGGCATATAGCAGCTACATATATAACACAATCAAGAATAGGAAGTCATGGAAAAACTATATGGATAGGTGATGGATTAGTTACTACTGGTTTAACTCCAACATCCTATATATTTCAAATTTCACAAAGTACATCTAGTCCAAAGGTTAGATTAGAAGGTATACCATATGCTGCATCAATGTCAAATAATGTTTTAATAGTAGAATCATCAACAGGAAAATTGTATACTACTGGATCTTATGGTGTTGGTAGTGGTGGAGGCGGTGGAGGCGGTGATGATGGCGATTGGCATAAGTCAGGATCTTCATCTCCCCCAACAAGCATAAATGATTCTATATGGACATCTGGTAGTGTGGAGCTTGGTTGGATTAATGGAAATCCTTCCCAATCCCAATACACTCCAACATACAAGAGTATTTATAAACCAGCGTTACATGTTCGAGGAAGAATTGAACAAACCTTTAATGGTGGTAGTGACCAAGAAAAAGCAACAATAATTGGATTATATGCTGGTATGTCTTATTCAATGTATTCCCATACTGGAGACCCAAAAGGATATGATGGTTCTACACAAAACCATTGGGGAGGTGGAATTGGTAATACTTATATTGGATACGCAGTAGGTAGAAACCGAGAACTAAACGATGATTCTGGTTGTTCAGAAAATACTGCTGTTGGTAATGAGGCATTTATGGGCGCAACTAATCTCGGCATGGATGGTGGAAACTATAATACTTATATTGGTTCGAAGGCTGGAAAAGATGCTCTTGATGGAAATGATAATACAGGCGTAGGATCACAAGCCATGCATAACGTATCTACTGGGGAGGATAATGTAGTTTTAGGTTCACAAGCAGCTAAGGGTCTACTAACTGGAGACAAAAATACCATGTTAGGATATAATACTGGAGATGAAATAACTAGTGGAGATGGAAACATATTTATTGGAGCTTCTGCAGGTGATGGAACTGGAAATGTATCTAATACTTTTGCTATTTCTTCTAATGCTGGAACCCAACTTAACTCACCAATATGTGGTACAGGAATGAATACTAGTGCAGCTCTAATACGAATAAATGACGCTCTTGGTATAGGAAAAGTTCCAGCATATGCATTGGATGTACTAACGAGAGCAGACGGCGCAGACCCAGTAAGAGTTGATAAATTTACAGAGGATGGTGGTAGACAAATGGTTTGGGACCCAACAAGTAAACTCATTCATGTCACTCAAACTGTAATTAACAAAAATGGCCAACAACAAGCCTTTGTCAATACACAAAATTCTCCAAGTGTTCAAATCATATCGGGTTCTGTAATGCTAATTAGATCTGGTGCAGTATCTCAATCCAATGGTTTCTATGCAAATGACCCAACAATCTATCTTGGAAAACTGGAAGTTGATTCAAGAGATGAAACCAGCTTTTATTTAACAGGATCATCCCAATCAGGAAGTGTTTATCTTTCTGGATCTGGAAGGATTGGATTTGGAACAGACGACCCTCAATCAGAAATGGATTTTAGAGCTGATGAAGTTAGATTTACTCAAAGAGGATCGCTAGCTGGTGTAAAAATAAATACAGAAGGAAATTTTGAATCATTCTTATCAGATACACAGGGTGGAACAACAGGTAGTGAATACATATTAAAATTTAACAGGGGTGGATCTAGTATAATTACTGGAGACTTCCTAGCGGCAAAATTAGGTATTGAGGTACCAGATGACGCTGGAGAATATTTTAACGGCCTAAGAGAAGGTCTTAAAACCGAACTACTCATGAAGGCTGAAGATGATGGTTTGATGCAGATAGCTGAACCTGGAGATATTATTGGATCTATTAGATATACAGTTGATTCAGGTAGTACTTTAGATTCAAGAGGAGCTGGAGAAGCAGCAACAATAAAGACTATTGTTAATACTGCAGGAACTTCTGGGGTAACAGCTAAATTAGTACTTAGTGTTGCTAAATCTGAAGGATCAGCTGCAGAAGAAGTAATAACAGCTAATGTTGGAGGTATGAATGTAGTTGGACACATAACAGCCTCAGGTAATATAAGTACATTAGGTAATATAAGTTCAAGTGGAACTATATATGGAGCAGATTTACGTGCTAACAGTTTGAAAACACCTGCAGGACAAACTCTAATAAGGTATCATGGTGGATCAGAAACTGTTAGACTTGGTGTTAACGCAAATAATAGTAATCCTCTCCAACTACAAGGACACATAACTGCATCAGGTAATATAAGTGCAAGTGGATATATTTATACAGGTGGAGACATACACACAACAGGAGATGTTGTAGCATCTAGTACAACCCCATCAGATTATAGGTTAAAAAAGAATATTGGTGATATATCAAATCCATTAAAAACAATCCGCGATTTAGTAGGTAAATCATTTGACTGGAAAAATACAGATGAATCAGATTATGGTCTAATTGCACAAGAAGTTGAAAAAATACTTCCTGAATTAGTAAAGGAAAAAAATATTCTTGGAAAAGATAAACAATATAAAGTTGTAAAATATATGTCAATGATACCTATTTTAATAGAGTCAATCAAAGAACTAGACAATAACAATAATTTATTAGAAGAAAAACTAAACAAACTTATATTTGAGGTTAATAACCTTAAAAATAATTAAATGATATTTATATATGGCACAAGTTGTAAATCATATAAAGTGGGAAAACGCAGATTTCGAATGGAATGATAACCCGTATTTATGGAACGACGTAGCATTTATAGAGGGAATAAACAGAGCAGCTGGCAAAATCGGCCTACAAAATGCTTTAGATGTATTAAATCCTGAAAAAAAGAAAAGACTTGTACATTTAATAATGCGTAAAAAAGGTATAAAAATATACGATAAATCTAAGTCTGTAAAAGATGTAAAAATAAACATTAAAGACGTAGAGATGATAATAAAAGAGGTGAAGGCCCAAATAGAAGCGGAGAATATACATGTATAAATTATTTACAGATAAAACTGAAATATTTGAATGCGACATAAATCTTACTGGGGCAAGTTTATCAAAAACAAATGCCCGATTAGTTATAGAATCAACTGACTTTAGCATACTTTTTAATGGTAGTGTTTCAAGTTCTGGAAAATGTTCTATACCAATTAAAAAATTAAGAGGTCTCATAGATGAAAACACAAAGGGAAGTATAAAATTAGAAATTATTGCAGAAGACACATATTTTATCCCATGGGAAAGTGATTTTGAAGTAGAACAATCCAAGCGTGTAACTGTAGAAGTAAAATCTCAAACAAATAAATCAAATATAGGTAAACCACATAGTACAAGAATAAGTGTATCGGGAATAAAGGATACTAGAATATCTCTTTCAGAAAAACAACATGTATTAAACATCTTAAAGCTTTTGATAAAAGAAAAAATAAATATTAAAAATCTTTCTATAAAAAGAAATAAGTTAAATAATGTTATAGCAGAATATGTTAGTAAGCATCCAGTAAAAGAAACAGGAGAAGTTATAGATACGGTTGTTAAAGTACTAGCAAAAAGAAAATAGGGGTTATATAAATGGCTGGATCAGACGACTTCACAGGCCAAAATATTCAGGATACATATCAAAGGGTACTCCAACTATCAAGTAGTGGAGAGCTAGCAGACGGAACAGGTTCAGTGGTACCATTACTACTCGTAACTGCATCTTATGCTATATCAGCTTCTCATGAGATAACGACAGAAATTTCATCATCCCATGCAATATCCGCGGATTCGGCTTCTTACATATTAGCAGACAATATTGACCAACCATTTAATACTATAACAGCTTCAGGTAATATAAGTTCAAGTGGTGATTTATTCGGCCATAATTTAACTCTAACAACAGCTGCAACAGTTCTTAGATTAGTGGTTGACCAAATAGATGAATATAATTCTGGTGAGGGAATATCTATAATGCATAGTATAACAGCCTCAAATAATATAAGTGCAAGTGGGTATATTTATGCAGATCATTATTATTCAAATGGAGGACTTATTGCCCGTGATAGTGGAACAACTACCTATTATGGAAATAATAAACAAACAGAAATAGATGGAACAAATATAAAATTAGATGCACCAGTATCAGCATCTATAATATCAGCATCAACATATATAGGTACCTCTGCAAGTATTACTAATATATATAATACTTCATTAACATCATCTATTATAAGTTCAAGTGGTTATATACATACACCAGAAATTCGTGGTCATGGAATAGGTACTACACAATTACATGTACAAGGCCACATATCAGCATCTGGAGATATAAGTGCAAGTGGTATTCTTTATGCAAACAAACTAACTTCTCCATCTTCATTAATGTTGACGACATCTGATTTATATGTTAAGGGTGGTTCATTAAGGACAGATCCTTTCCATTATATTACAACAGGAAATATAACATCATCCGGTTTTAATTCTGCTCAAGGTAATATAAGTGCAAGTGGCGATATTATATCATCTAAATTTGTTCTTAATAATGATACAGTAACAGGAGTTTCTCTTACAAACCCTTCAGCTGGAACTTTTAACATAAAAGCAGGTGATGGTGGTGCATTAGATGTTGTTGGATTTAAGTCAATAAAAACAACATTTGAAACAACTGTTCATACTCAAATATCAGCTTCAGGAAATATAAGTGCAAGCGGTGATATTATAAATACTGGAAATTTAACAACAGGACAAATAACAGCAAGTGGAGATATTGATGCTCAAGGTTATAAATCTGGTGGCAACTATGCTGCAATTTGGAATGGTTCTTCAATGGTCTTGGGGACATACCAACAACCAGCGACAATAAGAAGTTCCGAACTAGAACTTAACCAAGGTAACCTTACATTAACATCTACTAATGGGCATATATCAGCATCAGGAAATATAAGTGCAAGTGGATATATTTATGCAGGTGGAGATATACATGCAATAGGAGATGTCGTAGCATCTAGTACAACCCCATCAGATTATAGATTAAAGGAAAACATTAAACCGATTGATAGTCCATTAGAAAAGGTTCTTAACTTAGATGGAAAATCATTTAATTGGAAAAAAGACCAAACTCCAGACTTTGGATTGATTGCACAAGATGTAGAAAAAATAATACCTCAATTAGTAAAAAATAAAAATATACTTGGTGCAGAAGAAACATATAAGGTTGTAAATTATATTTCAATAATTCCATTACTTATAGAATCTATAAAAGAATTAAATAATAAAATAGAGGAGATTAAACATGGCTAATATTAGTTTATCCCAATCTATGTATAATATTTCATCATCATTTAGTGGAATGCGAGATTTATCTTTAACAACCCTTTCAACACTATCTGCTTCTATAGGAACAATATCATACTCAGCTGAACTATCTTCTAATATATCTTTTTTTAAGGATTTTAATCCAGCAAACACAAACCACCCAGTTTCTCCTAGAGAGACAACACATAATCTTAATAATTTTAATGGGTACGACCACTATAAAAATTGGGTTTTCAGAACAGGAAGCGATTATTCTGGTAATCATAGTGTAGATGCCCCAGATATACCACTAGCAGATACGTATTATGGTGATTCTAATCTTGGCCACAACCCATATAGAAGTGCAACAGTTATTTTAAGTAGTAGTGGAGAACCAATTGTGATATCTGCATATAGGGCGCATACATCAAACAACTGTAAAATAATTGGCCATGCAATAAAGGGTTTTGATAGTGGAGCTTTTCAAAATGGAAGTTCAGGTGGAACAGGGAGCTTTCAAAGATTAACTATTCCAGAAACAACATCAGGAGTAACAAATGTTGCTGGTGTATGGACATATCCAATAGGTTCTGGATCGGCAGCAATAGTTATGAGAAATCAATCCATTTCTGGAAAAACTTACGGCCAATTTCTAAATGCCGACGGAACATTAACTGCTCTAACAGCTGTACACACAGCAAAAAGTAATAATTTTACTTCCCCTACTTATACTAATTTTTCTGAATCAGCAGTTGCCTTTCTCACATGTCGGGGTAATATGGAATCAAAGCCTTCTGTGATAAGAAAATCTGGAACAACTTTATATCCTCACATAGCTACTGAACCAGTTAAACCTTCAGGGTATGCTGCTTTCTCTAATGGATCCCATGGTACTCTTTTAGCATATAGAAGTGGTTCAACAGATGGTCCCACTCACAAATTCTTTTATGCTTGTTTCCATTCATATGGTGGAAACTATAAGTCAAACACCTTATTTTATGCTGATCCAACAAAGACAACTTTTAATTCTACAACCAACGCTTGGACTACTATAGGATCAGGTGATTGGACATTAGTGAACGATGATTGGAAATCTCAAACAGATGTAAAAGCTTCAAGTAATGTTGGAGATTTTGTAGGTAAGGCACCAAATGGAGATGACTGGATAGTTTGGTTTTCTTTAGTTGGTGGAGGAGACCCTAATGGATCTACGGCCAATTTAGGCCAAATGTACTGTCACAGTGCAAGAATAACCCAAGCAGATTCTGTGACAATAACAGATTTATCAAACCAGATAGGATTATCAGAGGTGACTGGAAGTAGGCGATATATAAATGGAACAAGTGCTAATGCAGGTGGTAGATGTTGGCAACACTTTAATATTATATCAAAAAAGGACGTAACAACCGAATTCGTATTACATTGGAATACTGCAACAGCACCAAACGCGCATATAGCCCATTATAATTTTGATTGTAGAACAGGAGATTTAAGTCTTATATCCGAATTATCGGCTTCTACAAGAAATAATGATTCTGTAAATGGAGGATTGAGCGCCCGGTATCACACAATACCAAAGGGAGATTCGTGGGAGAAGCGATCTTTATTTGATGGAGAATCTAAACACTTTATACATGAATATCAAGAATACCCAACAATTGCAAGCAAGTCTGGTTGGATTAGAGGCGTACACTTAGAAACAAGTTAGGAGATAAATTATGGCAACATATAACGAATTAAAGGCTGAATATACTGGTAGCAAACTAATTGCTTGGAATGGTGAAAACCTTATTAAGGAATTTGGTAATTATAAACTTTATCATTGGGATAGTGTTTTTAGATATAATGGAAAACTAATAACAAAAAATATAGCTGTAAAGGTTGTAGTTGAAGATGGAGTAGAATCAGCTGAATTAGATGATAGTGATGCAATATTTTTTAATGAACCATTTGCAGTATTTTTATCTGCATCTCTTGCAGACTTATCAACAAAGGTTTCTAGTGGAACAATAAAAAATTATACTCGGACAGATATAGCTGGACCAACAATGATTGGATATGCAGAAATTGTAAAACCAAATGATTCATTGGGTTATTATTGTTATAATTCTGGATCAAGTGGTTTTGAAGTAACAGAAATTTCCTCAACATCCTCTTCGTTTTGGGAAACAGAGGATCCAGAAGAATAATATATGTATTACTATCAAACAGGTTTTACTGAAGTTTTTGGAGGTTATCCACAGGCCGCCAATGGTAGCCTAACGGCCATCATATCAGATGGTGGCCAATTTTATCTAGACGTAGGTAAAAATGCAGCCTATGCTAATTTAACTGTATCTAATATTCTGAATTTCCCATCTTCCACTTTTGGTTATGAGGTAACAGGTATAGAAATAGTTATCGTAGATGCCGGCACAAGTTGCATAATTGATTCCGAATTCTCTACAAGAATATACCATCATGGTGAAAGTGCCTTTACATCCACTATAACAACTACAGTCCCTGCTGGTACTAATCCTAGTAGTACAAATATTTTAGTTGGTGGTCCAACTGAATTATGGGGCAAAACTTGGACTTTCGGGATGATAAACGATGATTTTCGTGTAAATTTATTTGATCCCGTAGAACCAACACCCGCTATTGCCCTTATGGCAGATTATATATATGTGAAAGTATATTATAAACTTACAAATTCTATTTCTTTTAGTTCTGGAAAAATATCAATGATTAGCGGAAACATAACAATATAGAATATATCTTTATATTTATAATATATGATTAAATTAGTAGACATATTAAACGAAGGAGTATATGATCCAGGTATATTCAAAGCAATATTTACTGCTGGTGGACCAGGAAGTGGTAAGTCTTATGCTGCATCAACACTATTTGGAATGCCTGAAAAAATGCCACATGTATCTGCTCAAGGATTAAAGTCTGTTAATAGTGATAAATACTTTGAAACATATTT